CAGAGTGGTACAGGTAAAAGCTACTCTATGAAAAATTTTAACGAGGACGAAATTTGTCTTATCTCAGTACAGAAAAGTCTTTTACCATTCCGTAAAAAATTTACTGAGACGGTGGTAACAGATGACTATACAGAGATTATTGAGGCTATGAAAGCCACTAAGAAAAAAGTTATCGTAATTGACGATACACAGTATTTAATGTGTAACGAGTTTATGAGACGAGCTACAGAAAAGGGCTACGATAAATTTACAGATATAGCAAAGAATTTCTGGAGCTTAGTGGTACAGGAAGTAAACGACTTACCAGCTGACACTATCGTATACTTATTGTGTCATACAGCAACGGATGACAATGGCGTAGAAAAAATGAAAACTATCGGCAGAATGATTGACGAAAAAATCACGCCAGAGGGCTTATTTACTATTGTACTTAAGACGGTGGTATCAGACAGCCAGTACGCTTTTGTCACTCAGAATAACGGTAAGGACACTGTAAAGAGTCCAGAGGGTATGTTTAGCTCTTACGCTATTAACAACGACCTTAAATATGTGGATGAGAAAATCCGTAATTATTACGAGCTGGGTGAGTTATTCTTAAGTGACTCAGAGATAGCTGAGATTGACGAGATTAATAAGAATTTAGAAATTGAGCCACCTAAACCACGCTCAGAACGTAAACAGCGTAAGAGTCGTGAGGAGGTACAGGCAGAAAACAGTAGTAAATTAGCTAACGCTGGTATTGAGGAGGCTAAAGGAGCTGACGCTGTACCGTTTGACGAGGTTAAGACTCCAGAGTTGGAGACACCACCTAGACGCAGACGTAGAACAGAGTGAGGCATGGTAGAGCCTGACGCTGAGGGGTGGATAAGTGTACCACCAGATATTAAAATTTTTTAGATTAAAAGTCGTGAAAACACGACTAAATATAAGGAGGATAATTTAATATGGATTTTTCAAAATTTGACGCAACTATTAACGAGGCAGAATTAAGTAAACAGTTAGAGGAGGCAAAAAACAACGCTCCTCAGACAGACAAGGCTGTACCAGCTGGTAACTACACTGTAAAAATCGAAAAAATGGAAGTAGGAGCAACTAAGGACGGACGCCCTATGTTTAAGTTACAGTGTCGTATTTTAGAGGGTGAGTTTAAAAAGTGGTGTATTTTCTTAAATCGTGTACTTTATGGTACAAAAAATGACGGTAACATGATTAACGGAGTTATTCGCTTGTTACAGAAGTTAGAGCCTAGCGTAGCGGTAGAGTTTAAGAATTACTCACAGTTTGCTGACTTAGTGCTGGATGTTTTTGAGGAAGTAGCTGACGCTGTAGAGCTGGACGTAGAGTACGACCCAGATGATTTTAATTCTATCAGCATTAAAGAAGTATTTGACGTTTAATAATTGCATAGAGGAGTAGTAAATAGCTACTCCTCTTAATCATATAGAGAGGTGTATAAAATGGACTACGATTATATAGAGTGTGGTGACTGTTTGAAACTTATGAAAGAGTTACCAGATGAAAGCATTGATTTAATAATAACTGACCCGCCTTATTTAATGAGCTATAAAACTAATTATAGAAAAGATACCTCACATAAGTTTTGTACAGAAATAGCTGGAGATAATGACGAGGAATTAATTAAAAATTATGTAGCTGAGTGTTATCGCATAATGAAAAATAATACAGCAATGTATATGTTTTGTAATTCTAACAAAGTGGAGTTTTTTAAGCAGGAGTTGGAAAAGTATTTCACTATTAAAAATATGATTATATGGGTCAAAAATAACTGGACAGCTGGGGACTTGAAATGTGCTTATGGTAAACAGTACGAGCTTATGTTTTTAGTAAATAAAGGGCGTTGCGAAATACGTGGAAAAAGACTTACTGACGTTTGGGAGTTTGATAGAGTTGCTGGTAAATCTCAATTACATCAAAACGAAAAACCTTTAAACCTAATAAAACAGTGTATAGAAAAGCACTCGGACGAGGGACATATAGTGTTTGACGGTTTTATGGGTAGTGGTACTACAGCTGTAGCGTGTGTACTAACAGGCAGACACTATATAGGCTGTGAGTTAGACCCTGAGTATTACGACATAGCTTGTAAACGCTTAGACGAGGTGGAAAGTCCAGACTATGTAGACCCTGAAATATTAGCTTATACGGAGTGATGACATGAGCTTACATTTTATTGACTTTGAGACATTTAAGTATGACTGGCTGTGTGTAATAGCTAACCCTATTACTAAGACAGAGACGGTCATAGTAAATAACTCAGCTGAGCTACGTTATTACTACGAGGCTCATAAAAACGAGATTTTTGTAGGGTACAACATACGAGACTATGACAGCTACATTTTTAAAGGTATTCTGGCTGGATTTAACCCTTACGAGATAAATGAGCATATTATCACAAAAGGGTTAAAAGGCTACCAGTTTAGTAGCACACTTAGAGAATATCCACTTATCACATATGACCTGTTACAGCTTAACACGTCCTTAAAACAGCTGGAGGCTATGCAAGGACATAATATTTATGAGACAGGCGTGGACTTTCGTATAGAGCGTAAATTAACGCCAGAGGAGATAGAGGAGACTGTTAAATACTGTAGGAATGACGTAGAGGAAACTATTAACCTCTTTACTCAGTTAAAAGGTGATTTTGACGTACAGCTGGAGCTAATAAACGAGTTTAAATTACCTATAAGTTATATGGGTAAAACACAGAGCCAGCTCGTAGCTGAAATTATGCAAGCTAACCGAGTGGACTGTAAAGACGAGTTTGACCTTAACTTCCCAGCATACTTAAGTAAAATTGTCAAATACCGTAGCGTAGTGGACTGGTACAGACAGTTTAAAACCACTAAAGAGTTTACGGATGAGGAAAAGAAAGAGCTATACAGTAAAAAATTATCTGTAGAAGTGGCTGGCGTTAAACACGATTTTGGCTGGGGTGGTTTACATGGTGCAATACCTAAATACTATGGCGAGGGGTATTTTTTACACATTGACGTTAGCCAGTATTATCCGTCTCTTACAGTCGGTCATAACTACTTTAGTAGAGCCACGTCTGACGAGGGTAAAAAGCGTTACGACATGATGAGAAAAGAGTCTATCAGGCTTAAGGCTTTTCCAGAGCTTAAGACTAAGCGAGCTGGTTATAAGCTCTGTAACAATAAAGCCTATGGCTGTATGAAAGACAAGTACAACGCTCTGTATGACCCTCTTATGGCAAATAATATTTGCGTCACAGGTCAGTTAGCTCTGTTACTTCTTATTGAAATGTTAGAGGGTGTGTGTCAGCTCATCCAGTCTAATACAGACGGTCTTATAGTTAAGCTGGCGTCACTGGATGACTACGAGCGTATAGATGATATTTGTTTTGAGTGGGAACAGCTTACAGGTGTTAGCTTAGCGTTTGACCCTATCATAACTAAGATATACCAGAAAGACGTAAACAACTATCTATTTATCAATGAGGACGGAGAGGTAGAGGCTAAGGGTGCTTACGTTAAAAAACTAAGCTCACTTGACAATGATTTACCGATAGTTAATAAGGCGCTACGTGAGTACATGATAAACGGTACACCTGTAGAGGAGACTATTAATAATTGTGATGAGCTTATACAGTTTCAGAAAATTGTAAAACTGTCAAGTAAGTACGATTACGTGGAGTGGTACGGTCAGAAACACACAAATAAGTGTTATAGGGTGTTTGCTACCACTGTTAGAAAATACGGCTCAATTATGAAAGTAAAAGTTAAAAAGGGTAATGCTGAGAAGTTTGCTAACACGCCTCAGTATTGCTACGTGGATAACGGAGACATTACAGGTAAAAAGATACCTAACCACCTAGACAGACAGTGGTATATAGATTTAGCACATGAACGCTTACGACAGTTTGGAGGTAATTAAAAATGTTTGAGTGTATGGACTGTGGGGCTTTATTTACTGAGCCAGCCACTTATAGAGAATGTGTTGGTGAGTTTTGGGGTACGCCAGCGTATGAGACGTTTGCGTGTTGTCCTGTATGTAAATCAGATGATATAGAGGAGGTAGATGACTTTGAAAGTATGGGAACAGAAAACGCCTGTAAAAGTTAGGACTTTCTTTGAGAGTGAACTTAAGAAAATGGCAGAGGATAAAAATATAGGTGAAACCAGTAAGAAACACTGGAGACATAAACCGTATAAATGTGACTTTGGAGGTAATGAGAATGAAAGTGCATAACATTTGTAATAACTGTAAATGGGAACACGCAGAGCTTGACGAGTTACCCTGTATGGTGTGTACAGGTGGTTTATACGAGCCAGCTGTTAAAGACTTAGTACATCATCCGTCTCACTATTGCTACAGCGAGTACGAGCCTAAAGACGTCATAAGAGCGTGGGGCTTAAATTTTAACTTAGGTAGTGCTGTTAAGTACATAGCTAGAGCTGGACGTAAGGACGATATTTTACAGGAGCTTAATAAAGCTAGACAGTTTATTGAGTTTGAGATAGAGGCTATTGAAAAAGAGAGAGGACTGAGCGAGTAATGCAAGAGTTATTTAGAGGGTACTTACCCACTAAAAATAAATCACCACTAATAAAATTTAAAGACGCTAAGCCACTCTCAGAGGTGGAGGGCTTACCTGAGTACGCTGGGTTACTGGCTGAGGACGTTATTTTAATAGACGTGGATGAGTATGAGGCGTCTGAGAAGTTAATGGACATTGTGGAGGACTTACAGCTTAACTGTAGAGTGTACGCCACTACCAGAGGTAAACACTTCTTATTTTACGGTGGGAACATTAAAAAGTGCGGTACTCATTTAAAGTTGGCTGTCGGTATAGAGGCTGATATTAAAGTAGGTAATCATAACTCTATAAGCGTCCTTAAATTTGACGGTAAAGACCGTAAAATTATTTACGACATAGAGCCAGAGGAGGAGTACGAGCCAGCCCCAGCGTGGCTTACGCCTGTTAAGACGAAAGTAGACTTTATGAGTTTAGAGAGTGGTGACGGACGTAACCAGACTTTATTTAATTACATTTTAACTTTACAGAGTGCTGAGCTGAGTAAGGACGAGATTAAAGAGGCTATTGCACTACTTAATAAATACGTCTTACCTGACTCACTGGACGAGGCTGAGCTTAATAAAATCTTACGTGAGGAGTCATTTAAAAAACCTACGTTTTTTACTGATAAGGGCTTTAACCACGTAGGAGCTGGAAATTACATTATGCGTACACACCACACTATAAGACTGTACGACCAGCTGTATATGTATGAGGGTGGCACGTATGTACCATGTAAAAATAAGCTGGGAGCTATTGTTAGAAACTTAGTACAGGGAATTAAGAAAAACCAGTTAGCAGAGGTTACGAGCTATATAAATGATATGAGTCCTGTTAAGCATAAGGTAGCTGACCCTAAATATATAGCGTTTAAAAACGGTATTTATAATATCGAGACTGGAGAGCTGGAGGATTTTGACCCTAGTATTATCATCACTAACAAAATACCACATAACTATAATTATGACGCTTATAACGAGACTATGGACATTATGTTAGACAAGGTAAGTTGTAATGATGACCAGATAAGAGACTTGTTAGAGGAAATGGCTGGCTTTTGCCTCCATAGGAGTAATGGTTTACGAAAATCATTTATTTTAATAGGAGATAAGGCTAACGGTAAATCCACTTTCTTAGACTGTCTGGTTAACATGGTGGGCGAGGATAATACAAGTGCGTTAGACCTGAGTGAGTTAAAAGACCGTTTTAGAGCCTCTGAAATGGTAGGGAAATTATTAAATGCTGGTGACGATATTAACGACAATTTTATTAATGACGCCAGCGGTTTTAAAAAGCTCGTATCTGGGGAGCGTACTACTTTTGAGAAAAAGGGCGTTGACGCTTTTAAGTTTAGTAACTACTGTAAATTTATTTTTTCCGCTAACTCTATCCCACGTATGAAAGACAAGACTGGAGCTGTTTTAGACCGACTTATCATCATACCATTTAACGCTAGTTTTAGCAAAAAAGACCCTGACTATGACCCACACATTAAAAGTAAGCTCAGTACAGAGGAGGCTATGGAGTATCTGTTACAGCTGGCTCTGGACGGTCTTAAGCGAGTGCTTAAGCATAACGGCTTTAGTGAGAGTCAAAAGGTACAGGAGGAGCTGGAAAAGTACCACGAGAAAAATGACCCACTTATAGGCTTTATGAAAGAGCTGGACATGGACGTGGACGTGTATAACCAGCCGTCTAAGGACGTGTATACAAGATACAAAATTTATTGTAACGACAATAATTTAACGGCTTTAGCTCATAATGCTTTTAGTGAAAATCTGAGCCGTAATTATGGCTTATCCACTAAGACAGCTAAAGTAAATGGTAAGAGTGTGAAAGTGTTTAGGGGGTGCGAGGAATGACACCAGAGCAAGTACGAGAAATAGTTAAGATTACCTTAGATGAGCTTACCCAGCGTAAGCTCGTCAAGGATGAGTACCCAGTTATTTTAAAAGCGGTGGAGAGCCACTTGTACAACTTCTTTAACAGTAAGGGAGACGGTAGGCGAGTAGGACAGACGCTTAACCACCTGTCAGATGACCCTTACATAGACATTATTTTTTATCAGTACAGGGACGGTAAAACGCTGGAGTGGATAGCTGAGGTACTGGACGTAGAAGTAAGGACGATATTAAGAAATAAAAAACGCCTGATATTAAAAATGTATGATTTGTTGGAGGTGTAAATGTTTGTAAAAAGGAAAAGAGGCTTACTAACTCAGAGGTTTAAATATGAAAGCTCAAATATAGCGTTTTGCTGTATGAAACATTTTGAGGGTTTTGAGGTGGGTAGAATTTATAAACCGTTTGCGTATACAGCAGAGTTTACCACTTACACAGACTTTGCGTTATTCGATACTAACGGTGAGGTGTTTTTTATGGAGGATAAACTTATTAAAAATGGCACTTTTAAAGTAATGCTACATGGAAACTTATTTATAAATTGTTTTGTACAGGAAGAAGAGGAGGCTATTAAGTTTATTGAGTATGAAAATAAATACTGGAAAAAGTACGCAACGTCTGACGAGTTAGTGCGGTAACGAAAACTTTAGCGAGGTAATGAGATATGAAGTGGATTGCAAGAAAAACAGCAAGAGAAATACTGTCATATATTGAGCAAGTATGTTTTAGTGAAGAATTTAAAGATTATCGAATTGATTATGGAAGTAACGGACAA